GCTTTATCGTGGCAACAAATATATCCTTGATCGACTTCAAGCCGCCAGTAAAGCCGTCAACCATGTTGTCCACGGCCTTGCCGATGCCATCCACGATAAAACCCTGCATGGTGTCGGCATAGCTTTGCGTTGCTTTCTCTGCGTCTGTCAGTGCCGGGGTCAGTTTGTCAACACCGCCTGCAGCGCTTTTTGCGCCAGCGGCTAACTTGTCTAGCGCCGCTGCGGTCCCATCGCTTTCGTCGGAAGTTTCGGCAATGGTAATCTTGAGCGCGTTTGCGGCTGCGGTTGCTGCATAGGCCGCAGCTTCAGTTTCCAAAAATGACTTATTTAGGTTTTGCGTAATTTCCGCAGAAGCGCCCATTAAATTTGTGCCAAAAAGAGAATTTATTCCGTCTGCGACAACATAAGTAAATTCAATAAATTCATACGCCATGCTTCCAAGCGCGGATATGAAATAAGCCTTCATGTTTAAAGACGCCGCTTTAACCTGCAGCGCTACCATACGAAAAGTGTCGCCAAAACTTTCGGTCTGTGCCCTTGCCTTAATAAGCTGACCAACAACCAGACCAAGGCCAACAATAACAACGCCAATACCGGTTGAAATTAGCGCAGCTTTAAGACCTTGCAGCGCGCCGATCAGTGAAAAGGTGGCCAAGCGTGCAGTAACCATTGCCGCAACATAACGAACGCCAAAGGCAACTGCTGCAACAGAGACAACACCCGCCAGAAACTCAAGGTTGCCAGACAGCAAAATGATGACCTCGGCAAGTGCGCTGCTTGCGCCAAGGAACGAATCGGCCTGCCCGACAAATAGCGTGAAACTTGTGCTTAGGACGGTCAGCGCTTGTGATACCGTTGGCACCGTGTTGCCAAATGCAGCCTCTAGCGCCTCAGACGATGACAGAATTGCGTTGAAAAACTCGCGGCTGGAAACCTCCCCGGCAATGACCATGTTGCGAAGCTGGCCAACAGACCCCGCTGCGCCCTCAATGGCGTTGGCTGCGGCCTGTGCGATTGGAAATGCGCCCTCAAGGATGCTGTTGAATTCTTCGGCCCGTACGGTGCCGCCAGACATAGCTTGCGAAAGCTGAAGCAAAGCGCCAGACGCTTGCGCCGCGCTGCCGCCTTGTTGCGCCAATGCAAGGCCAACATTTTCTGTAAATCGCAAAACTTGTTGCTGCGATGCGCCCAAGTCTTTTGCCGCAATGCTAATCCGTTGGTAGAGCTGTGCAGTGGCCTCAAGTGGCGACCTAGTGCGCTTTGAAATCTCTCCGATTTGATTAATTTTTGCCGCAACGTCGTCAGCCTCAAAGCCGAGGACCCGCATACTGTTGGCCATGCTTGCATATGCCTGCGAAGCCGAACTGACGGCCCTTGCCGCGGCAAAGGCTCCGCCAAACAAAGCCAGCGCGCGCGTTGCTGATACAATAGCGCCATTCATTGCCTTGGATGTTTTGCCAAAGCTCTGAATTTCACGCTCGCCACGCTTTAGGCCCGAGGTGTCAACACCAATAACAAGGTTTGCAAAGTCTGCCATGTTTTAATCCTTGAAATGTTTGCGGCCCACCGGTCAGGGCGGGCCGTTTATTGTGCAGACTTGCGGTCGGCTGGCGGTATTGAAAACGGGCTTGTGCCTTCGTTCATGCCCGAGACAAACGCTTCTGACATTTTGCGCAACAGCTTGGCCTCCCAAGGCTCAATGTCTGCCATTGTTAGCGATGCGTAGGCGGCAAGGTCCACCCAATCAAGCGCCAGAAAACCGCCCATCGCCGCAGACTTTATTGCGCCCGCTTCCATTAAGACATTAAGCAGATACTCGCCCGCGTCCAGATCCACAAAAGGCGCGGGCGTCTTGCTTAGATTGTGACGCATCAACCGGCTTTCCCTTGGCCGCTCTGTCTTGTCGCCTTTTATCTCAATGATGGCGTTTAACCACCCCATTTGATGCGCGGCAAGGATTAGCCGCTTTTTTCGTTTCCCAAGCGATTCGCCTGCTTAGATGCGTATTCGCTGCACTGCTTGGCAAACGGGTTGTTCAGCATGGCGTAAACAGGCTCGCCGTCTTTGTTTAAGACAGCCTCGCCGTCCTCGTCTTCTTTGACGCCCATTTCGGGAAACGTCAGATTAAGAAACCAGATCGCGTCATCTGCGGTCGCGGGCTTGTCGCCGTTGTTGACGTTTTCAAACCCAATAATGAACGGCGCAGCAGCTTCGCAAAGCTGGTTATGAACGTCCTCCATCACGCGCGCATCGTCGCCCTCGTCTTTGCCTTTGGCCTTTTTGGACATCATGGCAGCCTTTTGCGCCGACCGCATCTTGGCTTGCATAGAAGCGGACGCGGTGCCGCGCAGGATAACCCGGCAGGGCTTGTCGCCGTCCATCATCGGCTCGCCCGTCCAGGCGTCAAGAATCTGCATCGGTGATCCGGCTTCAGCTTTTGCGCGGCTGTCAAATTTATTAAAATCCATGGTATTTTCCTTTGGTCCTGGTTCATAGCGAGGGTGACGGGCGAACCAATCCACGCCACCCCCTACCGCCTAAGCGGATTAGTTATACAGGCTCGACGTCATTAACAGTGAAGTCGTTCTGTTTAAAGTTGATCGTGCCGCCTTCAAAAGACGTGTCATCTTTTGGGTTAAGCGCAAAGGTGTGCAGATATCCCTGCGCATAGGAAACCACGTCGCCAGCAACAGGCGCGGGGCCGTCGCCCGTGTCGGTTCCGGAACCGCGCACAATCTTGAGCGTATACAGGCCAGATTGCGAGTTTGCAGCGGTAATTGCGGTTGCAATGCCGGTGTCGGTGCCGTCGCCGTGGAATGTAAACGTCGTATCATTGCCTGTGGCCGCGCCCTTAACGCCAGACGTGAAGCCAGTGCCAAGGTCCGAAACGTCAATGTTGGCGTGCGTTACGCCAAACGACGGCAGCATTTGCGTTCCCTTGAGCTGCACAAAAGTCAGTGCTTCCATGCCAGATTTGTTGTTTGTCGCTGGAACGCCAGCAACGCCAAAGATGGTCAGGCCAATTTGATTTGATGTAGTTGTCATGCTTGGAATCCTTTCAAGCGATTAGACCCCTCGGCGGGGCTGTTGTCTAAGGGGTCGCCGCTTTGCCAACAATGGCACCCGCGCCGGTGGGTATTTCTAAGCGCGGTGCCAGCCAATCTTGAGCCAGGCGTCCACGTCTTTTTCAAGCGGCGTTGCCCCTGCTCCGGCCTTGTTGGTCATGCTTGCGCGAGACAGGTCGCGGGGCATTGGTGCCGCCTGCGGTTTTTCCGTCACTGCGTCATCTGTAAGGCTTGGTGTGTATTGCTTTTTCACGACAGGCTCCGATACTCTATGTAAATGGGTGTTTCCCAACGCTGCTCCTCCTCGCGACCGCTGCGAATGGTGGTGCCAACGATTGTGACTTTTGTACCGTTGGCTTCCAGAATTTGCGCGCGCTTGAAATAATCAGAAATCGCGCCGGCCTGATTGCGGGTGACAATGTCGTAGACGTCCAGCGGGGCAACCAAGGTAACAATCAAAAAGCCTTGGCGCGTGTAAACCTGATCCGACAAGCCCAGCGGCACGTCATCGTTTCGCAAGTGCTGTAGGGTCAGGTGTTCGCCTGCGGGCTTGTTCCCGCCCTTGCGCGGCCATATCGCCGTATAACCAAGCCCGGCAATCATAACCTCGGCCTGCACATTTAGCGCCTGCGTGATATTGCTGTCGATGTCACTCATTGCCTGCGAATCTCCAAACCAATTTGCTTAACAACCGCCGAAAACTCTTGAACAGTTAGCGTAACCATGCCTTGTGGGGCTTGCCGGGAAAACCCGCCAACAGTTTTTGGCCCTTCGCCATAACCGCCCTCTTCAAGCCTGCGGATGTACGGCAGATTGTTGGCAAGATAAATTGTGTCACCCGCCTTAAAACCTGCGCTTTTCGCCGTTGCTTGGGATACTGTGGCGTTGCCGCTTTTGTCGTCAATTTCGACAGTACCAGCCGCAGGCGTTCCGATGGAAACTTGCCAATTTGAACGCGCCCGCCCGGTGTCAACCGGCGTTTTGTAAATTATGCGCGCGAATAGCTCTAAAGCAACTTTTCGGACAATCTGGTTCATTTTGTCAACCGTCTTGCGCTGAAACTTGTTTATGTCGTCCTCAAAGCTACCCACGACATACCATGTCATAAAGCGCGGTCTGCCCGCCCGACGCCACGCGCCCAAGAATTTTGATTGTCAGTGTGCCACGGTCGCAAATTATTAGGTCGTTAAGCGTGACCTCGATTGATGCAGGCTCAACAATAACTTGATAATCACCTGCTTGAATGTTGGTGCCATCAATGCGCCGTTCCGCCACTTCAAAGACCGCCATGCGCACAGATACTGGCGCAGGTGTAACGCCCGACCTGCCGCCTGTTGGATCTGTAGGCCCGCCGCCATAAGCCTGTGGCGTCGGTTGCTGAATGGTGCCCGTCTGTATGACGTCAGGCTGTTTAGCTGCCAGCTTGGCAAACGCCGCTGTGACTTGGCTTGCAATGGTAGCCATTAGCCGCGCCTCATGCTGACCATGCCGGGACCGCCCCGAATGTACCCAAGCAGCAAGCCATCAACTGCAACAATGCGGGGCTTGCCAGTCGGCAATGTCTCGCTGTCAATTGTGATTGGACCGACCTTGATGCTTTCACTTGTGCTGCTGTTCACAATCGTTGCAAACGGCTCAATGCCGCCCTGCAAAATGTATGCCACTTCAAACTGCGCATAAATAATCTTTTGCGGAATTGAGTCAGGGTTTACTGGCCAGTCGTTCACAAGGTCATTAACCAAACGCGGCCATGCTAGCTGTTGAAACTGATATTGCTGCGAGCCGATAAACATATACTTGCGATCAAGAAATTTTGCCGCCTTGCGCAAGTTTATCTCGTTCGACGCTTCTGTCGCTTCTAAAGTAAAGCCCTGATCAATTGCATATGACTCATAACCCGCAAGCGTTCCGTAGCTGTCAGCGGTCACGCCGCCGATGGTGGTATCAAGTGCCATTGCAGCGCCCCTTGTTTGTCAGAATAACCTTTGTGAAGGGGCGAACCGAAGCCCGCCCCTCTGCAAAAATTAGCCCTGCAGCGTGGCGACAAAATCGCCTTTCCAGACTTTCGCACCGTAGAAAGTGGTGATGTCCAGCATCGACTTGCCGTAGCCTTTATACATTGCCATTTCGTAGACCAGACCCGAGAACGGGTCTTGCACGGTCAGGCGGTCAGCGGCCATGTCGCCGCCTTGTGGCATAGCAGGCGGGCGCACAACCAACTCAGCCGCCGCGCGGTGAAACGCGAAGTTGCCGACGTAGTTGTTGCCGACTGTGATTGCGTTGTTGTCTGCAATCGCCACGCGAATGCCGGGTCCTTGGATCGTCAAGTTGCCAGACGCGCCGACGAAGCCAGTGGCAACGACATACTTGTTTGCAGAGTCAGCGGCGAAGGTAATCACGTCGCCAGCTTTGTAGCCAGTCGCGCCTGCGGTCACGGTATCAACTGCAATCGTAGTTGCGCCAACTGCAAGAACGCTGGCAGTCAGGCCGCCGGTGGCTGTGCCTTTGACGTGCGACACGATGCCATTGCTTTCCTTGAGCATCAGGCCCTGCAAGTTCAGCAATTCGCCGCGACGTAGCAGGTCTTCACCGCCAGCCTCGTTTACCTTCTGTAGCTGGGCCAGGTTGCGCAGCTTGGTGCCGGCGGCTGTGTTGATCGCCAGAGTCGCTTGGCCGTCCAGCGGCATTCCGTTGTCAACAAGAATCTGGCGCGCCTCGGCAATCACGTCAAAGTTGGTGCCGAATGGGGTCGTGCCAGCGGTGCCAACTGCGCGGGATGCACCCTGATAGAGTGTTAGCGCAGCGTAGTTTTCGATCTTGTTAGTGATACCGCGCATTGCCTGCGCGATCTGGTCGCCGTAGATGGTCTCGTACCCTGCGCCGTTGTTCAGTTTCAAGATGTCTTCGCCGGTGTACGGGATTTTGACGTTGGCCACCTTGTCGATTGTCGCGGTCTTGTTATCAATGGTCTGGTCGTCGCCTTCTGGAATGGTCATCGACGGGGTGTAAGACTCGTTTACGAGCGAAGACCGCGTAAACGCAGACCGCACAACGCCGCCGAACGCAACGCGCTCAGTGCCAGCGTTTACGGTCATAGATGGAATCACGCCGACCAGTTCGCGACCGACGATATCGGCTGCCTTGTAGATGTCTGCTGCGAGGTTGTCAAAAACGTTTGCCATGTGTGTTTAGTCCTTTTGTGGGGGTCAGCCTTGAATGCCGCCGCCTGATTTTGAGTGATTGGCACGCTCGCTTTGC